TTGCTTCCTTGAGAATTCCGTTATCCCAGACCCACTCTTTACCTTCCATAATTCCATTGACAAATGCGTCAGGTGCAGAAGGATCTGCTACAATATCAGCAGCAGTAGTGAGCATGAAGTCATCACGGACTACAGAGATATCTTCGCGCTTTTCTATGCTTCCCATACCACGAGAGGAAACACCAAGTTGAACACCTTCACCAAGTAGAGACTTAGCAATCTGACCCATTGGCGTATCAAGGATTTGTGCCTTACCAATAAAGTTGTGTCCTTCAGCGCGGAGACTTGTAATACGATGTGATACTCTATCAAGATTGATAGTAGGACCATCGGGGTGACCGAGTTCGCCAAGCGCACGCTTCGATTTCACATACTCCTCATTGTATCTCTCTACCTCACGGTTGAGAACATCAAAAGGATATACACGACCGTTGCGGTTCTTTAGTTCTGATTGAAGAAATACTCCTTCAATATAAAGGAGTTTCTTTCCGTCCTTCTCTTCTGTAAGAACGCGAACGTCTTCAATCGTTTCCGTTATCAGTTTCATCGGTTTCTGTCTCGGTTGGTTCATCAAAGAATGTTTTCGCTACAACCTGCTTATATGTTGCCATAGCATCAGATGCTTTAGCAAAAAGCAGATCTTGAATAGCATCAATAGCAGATGCTCTATCGCTGTCGCTAATTTTATTTACAATACTAGCGACGGTATTTGTTTCAGTTTGGTCTGACATAACAATAGTTCAGTATATTTTATTTAGTATTTGACGAAGGTTTGGGCATTTGACGCGCTTTCTTTACTTCACGATCTACACTATCATCAGCAGCTTCTGCTTCTCGTTCCGCAGAATCTTGTGCTTGAATCTCGCCAATCTCTGGTTGGAATGCAGTGTTTTGCTGGGACATGGTATCCATCATATTTGTTTGTGCTGGATCAATAGCAAGTCCTGCGTCAATTTCTTTGCGGATTTGCTTATCCATCTCAATAAACTCTTTGTCTTTCTGACCGAGGATATGACGACGGACATACTCGATAGAGAAATACTTTCCGACAAAAGGATCCATTTGGGTGACAGACATCATACGCTGGTTCATCATTTCAATTTCTTTGAGTTCATTGAAATGATTATCGAAGAGATAATCGTATTGGATATGCTCCTTCATATCATCCCAATCTTCGGGTGAGATGATACCCTTAAGGATTAGTTGGGTCTTGAGAATATCGTCGAATAGTTCGCTGAAACGCTTGCGGAGACGACCGATGAACTTAGTAAACTTGAGTTCATCCCTGAGAACCTCTGTGGTCTTACCAAGATTAAACCCTTTGTTGTCATCCGTAAGGCGGGAAGGTGGTAGGTTGAGTGAGTTGTAAAGCTTCTTCTTGAAATACTCAACGTCCTTGAGTTCACCAAGGTTCTGACCGCCTGGGAGTGTAGTGATCTCAGTTCCTCTGCCACCCTCACGGCGAGGGAGCCAGAAGTCCTCAAGCATTGACATATGCTTTTTATCATCACGCATCTCTCCAGTGTTTGCATCATATACAAGCTTGTTGCGATAGCGAGACATCACATCGCGGAGGTATTGCTCTGCTTTTACCTTAGGTAGATTGCCTACATCGATGTAGAAAATTCTACGCTCAGGAGCACGGGACAATCTGTAGATAACAAGACTATCTTCAATCATGCGGAGTTGATTGAGAGACTTGATCGCTTTGTGGAGGAAACCAAGAACCATTCTCTTGTTTAGATCTTGGAGTCCTGAAGGAACAAAGGTGATCGAGTCAACTGCCATCTTCACTCCTTGTGACAGAGACATATCACCAACTGGTCCCAGAACACCTCCCTTGTAAAATCCTTTCGGATTGTACAGATAGTAGTCAACAAACGTACCATATTCATACTCAAGCGCCGTGCCTTTGATTGCTGCTTTTGCTAGAGAATCTTTTGGAGTATTGTCAATTTTCTGACGGACCTTCTTGATCTTCATCGGATCAATATAACGAAGTTCCGTAATACCTTTCTTTGGATTATCTAGATCGATAACTTTATGGTAGAATAGTCTACCGTCGATATACCAAGTTCTGACAATCTCATGTGCGCGATTGTCAAAATTAAGAAGACGTTTGATGTAATCAAACTCATCTCTAATTCTTTTCTTCACTCCAGCACCAACCTCAAGATTGTCTAGGTTGATTTCTACTGGAGAATCGTATGCGTCGCTAACAATAAACTCGTTAACAACTTCGTCCACCGCACTATCCACCTCAGGGTGAATTGCCATGTCACGATACCTACGAATCATCTCAAACTCATTGCGAGCTTGATTATCCGTATCTACATATGTTCCATAATACCCACCTGCCGCTACGGCGATGGGTTCATCAGCAGAAGGAGGGACAGGGGATTGCCCCTTCTGTCCCTCCTTTCTGTTAATCTGGAAGCCAAATAACTGACTCATGATTATCTATTCAATAGTTGGACGCTCCAACTATTTATCACTGTATCATCTTACGGTTCTGGTGCTAGCACCCGTGCTGTTAGGAGCTCCGCTTGCTTCAGAGTTTAGATCCTGTCCACCAGCGGTGAAGTAGGAATACTGCCACTCAACAGTGAACTCAGCAATCTGGTCATTGCTATCATAAGCAAGATCAATCTGAGAAACGTTGGTTGGGAAGCAATGATGGAGTTTGTAAGTTCTGATTGCAGAACCACCTTCCTCAGCATCTTTCTCTAGTTGTGTAACATAGAGATTTGCCATGTATCCTGTAGCGGTGTCATCAGGAAGGAATCTTGGAGCAGTGTTAGCTTCGTGAGTGTTGATGCTATTTGCCCAATCTTCGAAGAGAGCACGGATTTTCATGTCTCTATCAGCAAAGAAGGTTGCAGACCAAGTATCGAAGGTACGATCACCTGCGATCTTGACTGTTCTTCCTCTAAAAGGAACTTCGATAACACCTAGGTTAGAACCTGGGAGTGCTGCTGACTTACAAAGAATGTTTGTAAGATTTCTGTCAGTTGAACTGAAGTTTGCAGCATCTCCTTCTCCGTCTGTAGGAAATTGAATATCCACGGAGAACATGTTGGGCTTAATGCCCTGTCCGATAGTTTGGAGAAACGTTGAAACGTTGTTAGTTGCCATTGGAATTTACCTCGTAATTTTTTTCTCTATAATTAATTATCAACGACCTACAACTTCATTGAATGAAACGCCCGTCTTAGTAGCAGTTACTGTAACTGTTACATAGTTGATCGAGCGAGTTGGCTTGAGGTAGAGTTCAGCAACAAACTCATTTCTATCGATAACTTCAGGAGTGTTGTTGGACTCATCGCAAACAACCAAGTAGTCGGTTAGACCTCTTCTTGCTTGAACAGTTGAGAGATATGAAGAAATAGCAGCATTGAATCCTGCACGAGTTGTTGCATCATTCTGTTCGAATAGTACAGACTCAGCAAGTCCTCTTGCTCTCTTCTCAACATTGAGGAAGAGACGACGAACGTTAATTCTGTCGAATGCGCTAGGTGAAGCAAGACCAGTCTTGTCTCCAAATAAAACTGTTCCAGAACCAGGGAAAGAAACAACAGGGTTTACTCTGTTGGTGTAAAGATCGTCGCGCTGTGCTTTGTTGGGATTGAATGCCAACTTAACAACGTTCTGAAGACCACCACGATTTAGACCAGCAGGTGAGAACCAGTCATCTTGTGCAACTGAAGTTGAAACACAAACACCAGCAACATCACCGTTGCAACCAACATAACGATACTTATCGTTAAAGCGGTCATAGGTGTACTTAACACCGCTGTCTAGAACAACATATGAACTGGAAGAAATGTTATCGAAGAACGCAAGAGTTCTTGATAGTTGCTCTGCTGGAGTTAGAGCAGATCCGCCAGAAGTTGCTACTTGAGTACCAGTCCAAGGTGAAACAAAAGCGATACAATCTTTTCTGCTATTAGCGACAGCAGCAACTGCTTGTGCCTTAGAGATTGTGTCGTTCTCATTAGCAGCATCGCCACCCATTAGAATAAAATCGACTTCGGTATCTTCTGTATCTAGGAATAGATCATACGCTGCTTGGATTTCACCAGCAGTATATGCGTAATCATCAGTACCACCTGAAAGAGCTCCACCTGCGGAAGGTAGAATTCTTGCAAGTTCTAATGGTGAACTGGAAGTAGCACCGTAAGATGCAGCAGCTGCACCAGGATCTTCTCCACCAGTAGTTACTTCAGCAGATGTTAGTGCTGAACCTGCATAGATGTATCTTGAATACTCATTAACATAATCCTTCCAGTAAGTTGAATTTCCTTCTGGAGATTTACCATCAGTTAGTTTCGAGAGATAAGTCATTCTCTCAACGATGGTATTTGTTGCAGTATCAACAACAGCAACGTGAACTTCATCAAACGAAAGGAAACGCTCAGCAGCAAAAGCAGAAGTGCCAGGGCGAGGAGCGATTGACTTGTATGTTAAACCAGTGTCAGCAATTTCTTGTGAGTTGTAATCCCAAGCAACTGCAGTATCTGTTCCAGCAGGAACTAAAGTTCCTGATCCTACAACAGCAATTTTAGTGTTGCTGATAACTTCTACTACTTCGTAAGAACCGTTATCTGCTACATATGTTCCACCAACTAATAAACTATGAGCGGATGATGTAGTAACTACCCAATCAGCACCACGGTCAATGATTACAACGCGAAGATCGTTGCCATCAGCGCCAGCGTAGCGAGCAGCAAACTTCTCGGAAGTTACACCTGCATCGAAAGCATCCTTATCACCGATAAGAACACCGCTACCACTTTCGGTAGCATTTAGAACTCCAGTTGCTGCTCTAACAACTGCGAGTTGTCCGCCGTAGCGGAGGAATTCGGAAGCAACCAACCAATCGCCAGCGTTAGCCTCTGATGGTGTGCCGAACGTATCGATTAGTTCTCTTTCAGAACCGATATTTACAATTTTGCCTACTGGTCCAGTGCGGAATGAAGAAGCAACAGCACCACGAATGGAGCTAGCACCTACAATAACAGCATTGGAAAAATCACGTTCCCTAATAACAACACCAGGCGAGACTTGACTTGCCATGTTTTTACCTCTTAGATATCAAATTTATCTAAATCTATTTAGATTTTCGATGTGTTCAGAGGTGGTGAACAATGCATGAACTACCAATCTGGATATCCCCAATCCGAGAATGGATCACGTTTCTTCCTACTATCTATTACTCTTTTGACTGTACACTCCTTACACTCGTAAGCATATGCTGACGGATGACCTTTCTTACTTTTTCTTGTCAGATAAAACTCAGAGATCAAGTCCTTCTTCTCCCCACAGGATCTACAGACCCTTTCTCTGAAAAGAAGATGTTCCAGACTGAACTGATCCCCAATATCCATTAGTAGTTCCACATATAAGAGACTTCTTCTTGGGTGTTTCCATACTCCCACAGATTGCCGTCTGCATCAGTGAAGGTATCGTCGCCCATACCGTCATCAATAAACCCAAAAGGAGCCATGTCTTGCTCAATCTGATTGCGTTGTTCTTCATAGATTCTCCTTCTAATATCCTGGTCAGTCATCTCTTTGAAGTATTCCTGCATGACTAACCATGCAAATAGAACCATGCACATCACAAGGTCATCATGGTATCCTTCGTCTGCTTCCCATGCTTGTTTCTTTTGAACAAATGTGGTAAGCTCTTGGAAGATCTGGAAGTCGTTGAACAATAACTTGTCTTCCTCAATAATTGCTTTGAGGTTAGCGCAACCAATCTTCTTGACGGTTACGCTCATCTTTACACCTAGTTGTGTTTTGTTTCCAGAGAAACCTTGTCCAACAATCTGCCCAGCTCTCCCTCGCATCGCACACATAAGGACGTTAGGATATTCGAGATCATAGTTGAGAGTTGCAGCAATACTATCGCCAATGTCATTGACTTCTACCAGAACGTATGGGTTATTATATTCTTTACAGACTTGAAAAATTACTGAGGGAAACAGTACAGGTTTAATCTCATTATTTCTGTACTTTGCAACGATCTTATACGGCATCGTGGTGATATCAAACACGATGAAAGCACTATAGTCGCCGCCAATTCCTCGGGCAACGTCCACAGTAATAATATATTCGTGATCCTTTTGCACTCTCTCATACACGTCAAGTCCTGCATTGCTCGCTA